AAACTTATTTTTGAAAATAATCTCATTTTTATTGTATTTTAAAATTAAAGTACCATCAACTCGTTAATAGCTGTACGGCCTCCGATTACTACAGCGCAACCGATAGCTGGCTTTTTACCTGCTTTTGCGTAAGCTAGAGCATAAGAAGTGAAGTCAATACCACATCCTACCTGAGTTCCGAATATACGAGTATTAGCTCCCACAAAGTACTCAGTGTATGCTTGAGTGTGTAGGTGGCCTTGAACAGTTGAACGCATATCAGCACGAGCTTTTGTCTTAGCAGTTCCAGCTTCACCGTGAATGTAGTGAACACCGTCAATGTCTACTGAAGTGACAAATCTCCATTTTGGAGTCTCTAGAACTTCCTTGTAGTCTTTTATCCACTTAGTAGGTACGGCAGAACTCTGAGCTTTACGCATAATGATTCTGTCGTGATTACCAATAGTTACATCAGCATCAGGGAAGCGATGATACCATCTACGTAGTCTGTCAATAGCTAGGTCTAGCTCAGCAGCTCCGCCCATTCCGTTAGCGTCAGTCTCGTGATAAGAGCTGAAGTGATTGTCAATAACATCACCAATGAATACAACCTTATTGCAGTTGTAACGCTCATACACCTCAACACAGTGGTCGAAGTATCCATCTAAGTCAAAAGGTGCGTGTAAGTCACCAATTACTAATACTCTAGATTCTTTGTTATTAAAGAACTCAAAGTTAATCTTACGTGCTCCTGAGAGTCTTGGTCTAATTTCAGACATAAATTTTTGTTTTATTATTATGGGGCAAACATATGACAAATAATTGAAATATGCAAGCCCCTGTTGATTTATTTTTTAAGAGACATCTTTTTAGCTGCTTTCGCTTGCTCCTTCTCCTCAATGATATCAGCAACGTGATAGAGCTCTAAGGCTAAACGCTTATAACGTTCAGGCTCTGTTTCGCTCTTACCAGTTGAATGAAACCACTGTAGTTTAGTAGCCATCTGGTCAGCTATCTTAGTCAGCTCTGTCTTACTGAGCTTCTTAAGTTTCTTAGTTGTTAGCTCCATCGTATATTTTTCTTAGTTCACGATTGATAGAAGCTATGCAGGGTGAGCAGTTGCTTACTTTACGCTTAGCATTGAACACTCTATTGTATATGTCTACCAACATATTCTGTTGTAATGTATTTACAGAACCCCTCCTTACAGAATACCATTCCGTTAGATACTCATAATCCTCAGTACTAAGGTCGTTTAGTTTACGGTTAGGAAAGAGCCTGTTAAGCGTCTCCTTTCTAGCCGCACAACCGCAATCAGTATCTAAAGCCTTAGCCACAGTGTCCACCACTGCCTTGATTCCTGTTGCCGTAGTAATTGACTCAACTATGTCACCCAAGCCTTTATTACCAGCCTCCCCCAATATAAGGTTAACCTCAGCCTTCTTAATCTTTAGCTTTTGAGCTATCTTACCAGCAGTGAAGCCCTCGTCATTTAATTGAAATATTCTTTCTATTTGATTGTGCATAATTATTAATTTTTAGAGTTATAAACAGCTGAAGCGTGAGCAGTCACACCGTCAGTAGCTTGAGCTAATATTGATATAGTTTCCATATTATTTAATTTGAACCTTGACCTCTGGACTTTGATTTGTATGCGTTTTGTCCTTTACTCGCATTTTTGGAGTGAACTCCCCTTCTCTTTCTTTTTACTGTTTTAACTTTTGCAGTACTTTGTTGCTGTCTAGCCATTGTGTGCTCCTTTTGAAAATTCTACATATTTATCGTATAGCTTGTCTGCTATAATTAACTTACTTTTTTTGATTGACAGGTATATCGTCTGAATACCCAAGCCACTCTCCTCAGCTAGAACCCTGAAGCTCTTGCGTGTTTTGAGATACTTCCTGAAAAGCTCGTAGTCGAACCAGTGTATTTCGTCCTTTAGAACTTCATACATCTCATCTTCTAGACCTTCTAGAACCGTCTCATTCTTATCTCTACCCTCATCAATTACCATATACTTCTCCTCCATATCGTATTGGTCACCTATATGCGTATAGCGACACTTCTTTACTTTTTTGAGGTCGTTAATGATTGTTGAACGTAGCGCAAAGAACATATAGCCCTTAGATGCTTTTTCTCCGTCTATTATCTTATCGTAAAGGTCGTCATAACCCAATAGCTTAAGATAACTGTCTTGAACATAGTCCTCAGCGTAGTTAGCAACGTCAAAGTTGTTGCCAGCTATAGCCTTGGCTGTGTTTATAAACTCACTGTGATGAACTGCTAGCAGCTCTATTGCTTTATTTGTATTCATTGTACCATTCTAGAGTTAATATTATAAAGCCGAAGCTAATTTGATAGTGAGAAGCTTTCACAAGCTCTCCAGTCTCTGCTTCTATGTCATAAGAGCCATATACCGCTCCAAACATCAAGCCTTTAACTAAGCTCACTTTTGCTGTCACGTTTGGTTCTGCAAGCCATATGTGAAGTGCCATAACAAACGCTGTTAAAATTGCTAAAATTACCATTCTAGTTTCTCTGCTTTTATTTGTTTCTTTTGTATTACATCCTGTCCAGCTACTGTGAACTGACAATTCGCTGGCATCATTCTCATTGAGATTGGAGCGTCTTGGCTGGTCGGTCGACCACCAGTCTCTGTCTCCTTTACTTTTACCACGTGAATATCAGAAAACATCCACCGTTCGCTGTGTTGGGTGTACCTGTGGCACGAAATCACGTCATCAGCGCGGTTCCCCCACTTACCCCCTCCTTCGACATCAGCCATACTACACGGCTGTGGGTGCCCTGCATACTCGTGGTCTGCTGGGTGTTTACGTCTTAAGGCTTCGGTAACAGCGTGACAGTTGAGCCACATTGAAACATTGTTTTCTTTGCAAAATAGTCTAAACTCTGAAGCTATTTGATAGTCGTACTCGTGACCACCTACTGAGCGTAGAAGCTGAGGGTCTTTCGCAAGTGAGTTGTATGGGTCTACAAGTATTCCGTCATAATCCCATTCATCTTTTATCACCTTAGCCTCTTTCATCAATACACGTGCCGTGTATATCTTATCAACTAGGATGATTTTGAAGTGGTCATTTATCCACTCCAGTTCTTTCTCGATAACCGCATCAGGTAGCTGTTGTACTGGTGTTGACGTTTTGAACTCTATAAGCTTTCGTGCTATGCTATAGTCAGTATTCTCTGAGCTAAAAATAAGCCATTTAAGGTTGTGCTTAAGAGCGTATGCCATCATCAAGTACAATATAACTGTAGTTTTACCTACGTTAGCGTGACCTATACATATATTAAACCCACCCCTCTTAAACCTTAGCCACTCATCAACCTCAGGTAAGTCAAGACCTAAGCCTTGTTCTATACGGTCGTATTTTACGTCCATAATCTTTTCCTTTAAGTGATTGAGTGTTGCTAACATAGAAGGGTGTTTATTGGTTTATATATATCTTTTGCGTTGTTACTTAGAAAGGTAGGTCAGGAGTTCCACGTCCAGCAGTTGACTGCTCAGAAGCTGTTACACCTTCCTCAACACGGTCAGCAGTTTTGACATTACCGTCAGTCCATACTACTTTACCGTTACCAACATACACCTTAGCTTCTTTGGCTTCTCTCTGTTCTTTTGTCTGAGATAGAGACGCTGAAGCGTTTTGTCCATATTGGTTAGTATCATCATTGATACTGATTGTGATGTTAGCCCAACCTTTGTCGTTGAAAGTTAACTTCTCTTTGTTTAATCCTAAGGTTACTAATGTAGCCATAATTTATATATATTAAGGGTTTATAATTATACTAATTTCTCTGCTATTGCTTTTTTAACGTCAGCAGAAACGTTATACTTTGATTCTATTGCGGACATATCACCGCCGTCTTTGATATACTGTACAGCCTTAGCAAATGCATCAGTGTTGGCTCTTAAGTCAACTTTTGATGATTTACCGTGATTGTTAGTGGCATCAGCGTCAGCCGTGTCATCAATCAATAGAAGGTTACCAAGTGCGTACTTTTTACCGTAAGAGCTAGCTGAGCCGTATTGTTGAGCTCGAGCCATACCTTTTTGGTTAAAGTCTACACCTACTACAGCCGTAGCTGTTTTAGAGCTGCCATCCTCGTTGTCAAATATAGTAGCTTCTGATAGTAGAACTCCGTCAGCTAATAGTGATTCTCTTACTAGGAAGTGAACTCCAAACTTGTCATTGAGAGGTTTTAAGGCCTCTAAGATGTCCTCTGCAGAGCGAAATTTGTAACCACCAAACTTATTGGTTTTGGTCTTAGCTACTTTGAGCACTACTTGGATTTGTGATAGTTTTTGTGAAATAGTCATTTCTAAGGGTTTTTAATTGTGATGCAAATATACGTAATTTATTTTAAACCACCAAACTTATTGACGATTAAATGTAGATAAATTTGAATAAACCTCAACAGCTTCTCTCATATACTCAAGAGTGTCTATCTGGTTCATAGTGGCGTCTATCTGAGTCTGAATAATATCTTTAGATAGTTTGTAGTGACCTCTCTCAAGGTCTTGTTCTAGTGAGCGGAGGTCTCTATAGCGTCCTAATAATTGAGCACCTATCTTATCCTCAGCTCTTTCGTGTAGTTGTTTAACTGTCAATGTAGTCATTGTTGTAATTATTTGATGCAAACATACAACAAATAAAAATACTATGCAAATAAAAATACTAAAAAGATTGATTTTTTTTAAGCTCAGAAAGCTTCTCCTTATATATATCTATAAGGTACTGTAAGTGAGTAGCGTCAAATTTAGCTACTTGATGTGATTTTTGTATAAGCTCATCAGCTCTATCTCCTAAGGCTTGACCGTATTCATACTGTCTCCCATTAAGGAATCTGTTACAATATCTGTGCTGAAAATGTACGTTATCCTCATCCCAGCGTGTAGATAAATGTCTACGACCCACAAAGTGACCAGCGTCACCCTCAGCGAATGGAGTCTCACGGCCACAGTCAATGCACTTACCGAAACCAGTATGGTCATCTACATCCCTACGACGTATATACTCACTGAATATCTTATCCAGTTTGTTTTTTAGTGTCGATAATTTAACCTTGCGTGCCATAAAAGAAAAAAGCCTGCCCACTAAAACCCCCTAATGTGAACAGGCATAAAAAAACTTTAATAAGGGTCTTTATTTAAAAACAATATAAATAAGAGTTGTAACTAAAAAAAACTAAGAAAAACCATTGCTATGTCAAAAAAAAACACTAACTTTGCCAAATAATAAAAAACATAATACTTTAAGCTTACTACAGTAAAAGTATTGCTTAGTAAAAGTGTTTAATACCAAAGAAGTTAAGCTTAGTAAAAGTGATGTTTAGTAAAAGTGTAGTAAAAACCTGAGAAGTTTTCTACGTTACCCTGTCACGCCTGAGCTATGTTTATTTAGATATTTTTCTATACTTCTCGATACCACGTGAGCCGAAAAAAGCAATATACACACCCAACAGTAGAGATTTAAGAAGCTCTATCCACTCTGAAGGCACTTCTATTGACACGTTAAAGCTGTCTAAGTAGATTAAGACTACAGTAGCTACAGTAAGAAATACTAAGCTCAGTGGCCTCACATTCTTAGTTAGAAAGCTATCTGCTTGGTTATCAGACTCCCAGCGTCTAGTTACGCTTTCCATCTCCTCTATGTCTAGCTTCATAACAGTAAGAGCGAACTCTCTCTCCTCTGGAGTCATTCCGTTATCTTTATTAGATATAACATCAATAGCTGACTTTATGTCACCCGTAACTAAGCTACCAACAACCTCAGCAGCCTTTGAAAAGTTTATCTTTCTTAAAAAATTCCCTACCTTTGTACCGTCTTTCTTATTCATAATTTCTATTTTCTATAATCCCAGCGTGCTTTAGAGCCCCTTATGTCGTAATGTACGAATGTGTCATATAAACCCAAACCTCCGTCTTTCATCTTACCTTCTATTATTAACGACTCTATAATTAAGTATAAGTCCTTAGTCTCTATATCTCTGACCTTTATGTCTGCAGCCCTACCCAAAACGTGTTGGCTGTTTTTAACACCTCCTATGGCCTTATTGTGAGCTGGAGACCTATATGCACTGTTTATACGTATAGGCTCTCCTAGGAAGTCTCTAAGCACCTGTAGATTGAACGCTAGCTCTTTTATGTTAGCCAAGACATCATCAGGCATAGCAGAGCCGTCTTTGCTTTTAAATTCTCTTTTAGTAAAGTTCTTTGTTAATCTCATCCCTTTAGCCAATTTATGTAATAAGTAACTGCAGAACCTATAGCTGTAAATAAACCAGCCAACATAGCTATTGCTAACTTGTAAGCTCTTATGAAATTCCTTAGAGACACCAATCTGTTTTCTAGCTCATTAACTTTCTTAACTAAACCTATCTTACCTATTGAATCATCATTCTCGAGTACGCTAATTACTCTATCCATTTTCTTACCATTCTCAACAAGTGATTGCTCCGTAGTCTTACGAAAGAAGTCAACCTCTTGCTCGAGTCGTGTAATCCTAAAGTCTTGCTCGTGGTCTTTCATTATGAAGTTAATTCTGTTAGTTCACTGTCTGATAGTGCTTCATCGAACACTGAAATTTGATTTATTTTAATGTTATTAGAAGCACCGCCTATTACATTGCCTCTGCCAATCTCATCATATTGTCTTGAGGTTCCTATATAAGTACCTGTTTGCAAAGAGCCATTCAGTGAATACTTGTAGTTACCGATTCCGTCAAACGACAACACAAGCTTATTCCTTTCGTTAAAAGATACTGTGTCTTTAACGTCAGGCAATCCTGCCCCACCATCTATACCGAAAAAAGCTATTGTGTTTGTGCTATATATTCCAAGATAAATACCATCACTTGTCACGCTATCGTGTACGGCAAACAATCTTCTAAAGTTGCCGTCTAATCCTTTTGTCTCAAAATCCAGAAAAATAGTTGCGGCTGTGCCTGTGAGTCCTGTAAAGCTGTTTTCAAAATCGTCTTGTGCCCTTGTTTCTGCAATTCCGCTTGTTGGTATGTAGCTTGTTGGGTAGCTTCCTACTTCTACTTGTGCGCCAAATAAATACACAAAATCTGTACCTGTTCCTGCGTAAGATATATTGCCATTGTAAGTTCCTATTCTGTATAATCTTGTCGTTGAAGTTGGTGTATGTGTAAAAGAACATTTGTACCACTCATTAGGATATTCAATGATACTGCTACTTGTTACACCTGTACCTTCACTTTCGACAGACCCGTTAGTTAAATCAAAAACAACAGATTGAGAAGCTGTTGAATCAAAAGCTA